GGTTCGAGTCCTGTCGTTCCAATTGTATCTCTGTGAGTAGCTATCACAATAGGGGTACAGGGCGGTAATTAGATTTAGGCTGATTAACCTGTAGGACAGAGATAAAGTAGCGCTATATAAAGGCTCTGGTGGGGGAGGCACCCACTTACCGCATACAGTCACTCATTGAGTGGCTTTTTTATATTTCAAAACAAATAAACAGCAGGAGGTTTAGGCTTGGGTAGAGCAAGAGACCCCAACCGAGACAAAGCATTTGAAATCTATTCAGAAAACAATGGGAACATTGAACTGATTGAGATTGCTGAGCGTTTGGGTGTTTCAGCTGGCACTGTCCGAGGTTGGAAAAGTAAAGACAAATGGGAACCTAAAATAAAAGGAACGTTCCAAAAGAAAAATAAGGAACGCTCCAAAAAACCAAGAGGCGCTCCCAAAGGTAGCAAGAACGCTCTAGGACATGGAGCACCTAAAGGAAATACCAACGCTATCAAACATGGATTGTTTGCTAAGTATCTCCCTCAAGAGGTATATGAGATAGCTCAAGAGATTTCTGATAAACAACCTATAGACATCCTTTGGGAAAACATCACACTTACCTATGCAACTCTGCTACATGCTCAGCGTATTTTGCATGTGCAAGATATTGAGGACACTACTAGCCTTGTAACTAGCACAGCTAAAGGTGGTGTAGGATATGAACATCATACATCATGGGATAAGCAAAGCAGAGCCATCACAGCGATAGCAAGAGCTCAGACTGAGCTTAGAGGCATGATTAAGACTTATGACGAGCTTACACGCTCTCCACTTGTTACAGAGGAGCAACGCTTGAGGATTGATAACCTCAAAGCACAGTTAGGCTCTAATGACGAGGATGACACAGTCATAACTGGATTTACATTTGATAGGAGTGAGTACAATGGTAACACTGAACCTAGCCAAACTGATTAACCCAGTATTTGATGATGTCCTATACACAAATAAGAGCCATGTAGTGCTCAAGGGTGGCCGTGCCTCTACTAAGTCATCAGTGGTCTCTATTGATCTTGTAAATGACTTTATCAATGACCCTAATGGGAATGTGGTAGTCTTACGCAAAGTAGGCAAGTACTTGAGAATGTCAGTATATGAGCAGATTAGATGGGCTATCTATGAGATGGGCTTAGCTAATCAGTTTAAGTTTGGGAAATCTCCCTTACAGATTACTCATATCAAGACAGGAACAGCTTTTTATTTTTATGGGGTTGATGACCCTATGAAACTCAAGTCACAAAAGATAGCTAAAGGCTATGTCATGGCTGTATGGTTTGAGGAGCTTGCTGAGTTTGCTGGCCGTGAGGATATTGACATAGTTGAGGATACTTTCATCCGTCAAGAGCTACCAAATGGTAAAGAGGTCAAGGTCTATTTCACTTATAACCCTCCAAGAAATCCCTATGACTGGATAAATGAGTGGGTGGCTGAGAAAGCTAGTGACCCTACATACATGATCCATCATAGCACCTACCTTGATGATAGGCTAGGCTTTTTGTCTAGGCAGATGATTGAGAAGATAGAACGCTATAAAGAGACTGACCCTGACTATTACAGATGGATGTATTTAGGTGAGGTTATCGGTTTAGGTAATCATGTTTATAACATGAGCTATTTTAAACCACTAGAGAGTCTCCCTACTGATGATAAGCTAATAGGCATATCATTTGCTATGGATACTGGACACCAGCAATCAGCTACAACCTGTGGAGCTTACGGGCTCACAGCGAAAGGCAAGGTTATCCTGTTAGATACTTTCTACTATAGTCCAGCTGGCAAGACCATTAAAAAAGCCCCTAGTGAGCTATCTGTGATGATACATGATTTTATAGATAAGGTCATGAAACAGTACAGAGTACCTAAATTAAAAATGACCATTGATAGTGCGGAGGGAGCTTTGAGAAACCAATATTTCAGAGATTATGGAGAACGCTGGCACCCAGTTGCTAAGAAGAAAAATCAGACTATGATAGACATGGTCATCAGTTTATTAGCTGAGGGGCGTTTCTACTACCTTGACATCCCTGCTAATAGGATTTTCATTGAGGAGCATAAGATGTACCGATATGATGACAAAACCATCAATAGTGATGACCCTAAAGTTATCAAAGAGGATGATCACACAGTAGATGGTTTCAAGTATTTTGTCCTAGACAACGCTAGAGAGTTAAATCTAAAAGCCTAAAAGGAGCTAGTAATGGGAATAGTCCAAACAATTAAAGATATTTTTAAAAGGAGTAAATATGTGATGACTAGTCAAAACCTAACATACATCACTGACCATCCGAAAATAGCAGTGTCATCAGCAGAGTATGACCGTATTAGGGAGAATGTTAAGTATTTTTCAGGCCATTATCCACAAGTTGAATACACGGACAGCAACGGTACTAAAAATAAAAGAGATTTCAACCATTTGCCTATTGGGCGTACTGCTGCTAAGAAGATTGCAAGCCTAGTATTTAATGAACAGGCTGAAATTAAGCTAGATGATGAGGGTGCTAATAAGTTTATCCAACAACAACTACAAGATGACAGATTTACTAAGAACTTTGAGCGCTACCTTGAGAGTTGCCTAGCTCTTGGTGGTCTTGCTATGAGGCCTTATGTTGATGGCGAGCGTGTAAGAGTGTCATTTATTCAAGCACCTGTCTTTTTGCCATTGCAGTCTAACACTCAAGATGTGTCTAGCGCAGCAATCGTGACCAAGACCATCAAAGCTGATGGGAACAAGCAGAGATATTACACGCTGATTGAGTTTCATGAGTGGTCAAATGATAAATACACGGTATCAAACGAGCTATACAGGTCTGATAATCAGAATGCAATAGGCTCAAGAGTTCCACTGTCAGAGATTTATGAGGATTTAGAGGAAGTGGTGGAGTTAAATGGCTTGAGTCGTCCACTATTCACTTATCTAAGACCTCCAGGTATGAACAATAAGGACATCAATAGTCCTCTAGGTTTGTCTATCTTTGATAATGCAAAGACTACAATAGACTTTCTTAATACCACCTATGATGAATTTATGTGGGAGGTTAAGATGGGTCAACGTAGGGTGGCAGTGCCTAGCCAAATGATTAAAGCAGAATATAATCAAGATGGCGATAATGTCGTAGTCAAGCGTGAGTTTGAGGCTGGACATAATGTCTATGAGCAGTTTGACTCTGGTGACATTGATAAGGGTATAGGTATCACAGACCTTACTACACCTATTAGATCAGATGACTACATCAAGGCTATTAACGAGGGCTTGGCGCTCTTTGAAATGCAGATTGGTGTATCAGCTGGGATGTTTAGCTTTGACGGTAAGAGCATGAAAACAGCCACAGAGATTGTCTCTGAGAACAGTGACACATACCAAATGAGAAATAGCATTGTCAGCCTAGTAGAGCAATCTCTAAAAGAACTCATCATCTCAATGCTAGAGTTAGGCAAAGCCTACAAACTCTATAAGGGAAACATCCCTGAGATGGACAAAATTAGCATTAACCTTGATGATGGTGTCTTTACTGACAGAAATGCTGAGCTGGACTACTGGATAAAAGTAGTTAATGCTGGCTTTGGTACTGATACAATGGCTATTGAGAAAGTCCTAAACGTGACACCTGAAAAAGCCAAAAAGATTAAGGCTGAGATTGATGGTAATGTCATTGATGATGTAAATGATGAGCGTAGCTCTGAGGATGTCTCAACTTATGGAGAGTGATTAGATGGCTGATGTCAAAAAGAAACCAATCAAGCTAAATGATGAGCAGCTCATGCTTGACGCAAGTCATGTAGCGGACATCTACCATCAGCTAACTCTTGACCTTTTTGACCAAGTAATAGACCGTATCAAAGAGCGTGGCTCTGCTAGTCTTGAGGATAACCCTTATATCTGGCAACTTGAGAAAATGAATGAGATGGGCTTACTTAATGATGATAATGTCAGCCTTATCTCAGAGCGCTCAGGAATTGCTGAGGAACAGCTCAGGTATGTCATCCAAAATGAGGGCTACAAGGTCTATAAAGACACAAAAGAGCAGTTACTTGAGTCTATGGGTGGACAATTTACCGATAACTCACTCATACAGACCAATCTAGCTGCTTATGTCAATCAGACTATGGGAGACATAGATAACCTTATCAATACCACTCTACCAATGAGTGTCAGAAAGGTCTATCAGTCTATCATTGATGAAAGTGTAGCCAAAGTGGTCACAGGGCTTACTACATCAGACAAAGCTATCTCTGATACAGTCATGAAATGGGCTGAAAAGGGATTTTATGGCTTTACTGATAGCCAAGGCAAGCGCTGGAAAGCTGACACATACGCTAGGCAAGTCATCAAGTCTACGGCTTGGAGAGTCTACCGTGAGGCCAGAAAAGCTCCAGCTGATGAAATGGGTATAGATACCTTTTATTATCACAAAAAGGCCACAGCAAGAGAGATGTGTGCTCCTTTGCAACATCAGATAGTAACTACTGGAGTTGCTAGAACTGAGGCTGGAGAGCGTATCCTTGCTTTAGCTGATTATGGCTACGGTCATCCTGCTGGATGTCAGGGTATAAATTGCACCCATGAGATGACACCATACATCCCAGGGGTCAATTACAAGCCTGATTTGCCCGATTATTTGAAAGACCTAACACCTGAGGAGGCTATAGCAAATGCAAACGTACAGGCTAAACAGAGAGCCCTAGAGAGGTCTATCAGGAAGTCTAAGGAGCTTTTGCATGTTGCAGAAAAGCTAGGAGACAGTGAGCTAATATCTAAATATAAGAGTAAGGTTAGGATGAAACAGGGAGCCATGAGAGGCTTTTTGAGTCAGCACCCTTACCTACACAGAGATTATGCTAGAGAGAAATATTATGATGACCCATTTTCTCAAGCTAAGAAAGAGGTCAGGCTTAGAGAAGAACAAAAGAAAGCTAGAGAGCTTGCTACTAAGCGTGCAGAACTTGATAAAGCTGTGAAAAGTGGTAAAATAGTAAGTGTATCAGGGGTTACAGTAGGGCATACGCCTCCACGAAAGACTGGAGAGCCAAATAGTGTAGTCCAACACAACGCAACAAATGGAGATGTACTTGGTAGAACCTATTATGATGATAGGGGCTACAAAGTAAAAGATATACATTTCACTAATCATAAGCAGCCAGATAAGCACCCTTACGGGAAAAAAGGTGAGCATGTTCATGACTATGTGTTTGATGATGACGGCAAATTTGTCAGCAGAACGACTAGAGAACTAACAAACAATGAAAGAGAGGAGAACCTAGATATATTATGGCGATACTAGAAGATTTACAAGCATTATATGATAACGGTTGGGACGCCTCTTTTGTCTACAAAGGGCAAGATTGTGCTATCTTACCTAATTCTACAACAGATATACAGGTCTCTATAGGAGCTAAAACTTATGTGGTTACCTCTCTTGATGACTTAGTAAATTTAGATATTGACGGTCAAAAACTGTCAGATGTCATGTCTAAAACAGATGTACAATACTATTAGCGCTTAGAACAATCTAGGCGTTTTTTTCATACAATAAACTACTATAAACCTATGGGAGCCCATCAGGTTTTTTATTTTGCCCTGGAGCATGGCGTAAAACTGTCTTAATTTTTGTCCATGTGACGTAGAAAGGAGGATTAAGACATGAGTCTTAAAAGTGAAATGTTAGTTGAGGCAGGTATTGAGGATAAGGATGTAATTAACAATATCATGCAAGCGTACGGTGCAGGTATTGAGAATGCAAAATTACAAGCCAAATCTGACTTACAGGCTGAAAATGACAGCTTAAAACAACAACTTGAGCAACAGACTCAAGCTATTCAAGACTTACAAGCTAAAGAGGGAGCTAGTGAGGAAAGCAAGCAACAACTTGAAGAACTCAAAGCCCAATTTGAGCAGTATAAACTTGATAGTGAGGCAAACCTTGCTCAGGTAACCAAAACCAATGCTATTGCACTAGCTTTGAAAGATGTAGGTGCATACAACTCTGATGATTTGATGAAATTCATTGACCTAGACAGTATTGAGCTAGGAGAAGATGGCAAGCCTCAGCTTGAGGACACGATCAACTCACTCAGAGAGTCAAGCCCTTACCTATTCCAAACAGTGCAAGAACAACCTAACCCTAATATCTCTGTGCCTGGCAATCCATCAGCAAGTAATGCAGATGATGGCCTAAGTGCAGAGGACAAAGCCCTATTTGCTGGCTTTGATAGCGTATAATACCAAAAAGAAAAGAGGAAAAATATAAATGGCAGTAAATTACGCAGAAAAATTCAGTCATAAAGTAGATGAGCGCTTTACAAGAGAGGCTCTTACTACTAACTCTATCAACCAAGATTTTGACTTTATTGACGCTGAGACAGTCAAGGTCTACACAGTCGCTACATCAGCAATGAATGACTATCAGACTACTGGTCAAAATCGTTACGGTACAGCTGACGAGCTTGGAAATTCAGTCCAAACTATGACACTTTCTAAAGACCGTTCTTTCACATTCACGATTGACAAGAAATCTTTACAAGGAACAAATGGAGCCATGGCAGAGGGCAAGGCTCTAGCTCGTCAAATTTCAGAGGTAGTCATCCCTGAGGTTGATAAGTACCGTCTATCAGCAATGGCCTCAGGTGCTGATACTGGACATATTGCAACAGGCGCAGTCAATAAAACTAACGCTTATGAGCTTGTACTTGAGGGACAATCTAAATTGTCAGACGCTCTAGTCCCTGTGGCTGGTCGTATCTTGCATGTATCTCCTAAATTCTACAAGTTGATTAAACTTGATGACACATTCATCAAAAACTCAGATCTTGGACAAGAAATCACTATCAAGGGTCAAGTGGGTATGATTGATGGTATGCCAGTAGTATTGACACCATCTACATATATGCCTACAGGTGTTGAGTTTATTATCGCTCACCCAGCAGCTACTACATCACCTGTTAAGTTGGAAGATTACAAGATCCAT